AACTGGCCGTCGGCTTCGGCAGAAATGTGAGAAACCTCGTAGATACCGAGGCTTACCATAAAATTTTCCCTGATTTGGTCCTCCAAGCTGACTCAAAAGCCGCCGGACGGTGGAACACCAGCAAGGGTGGTGACTATTTCGCTATCGGTGTGGGCGGTGCGGTGACTGGTAAGGGTGCCGATCTGCTCATAATCGACGATCCGCACTCCGAACAAGAGGCGGCGATAGCCGAGACCTCACCTGAGGTCTACGATAAGGTCTACGAATGGTACACTTCGGGCCCCAGACAGCGCCTCCAGCCGGGCGGAGCCATCGTCATAGTGATGACGAGGTGGAGTAAGAGGGACTTAACAGGGCAAGTTGTTAAATCTTCGATCCAGAGAGGCGGCGAAGAGTGGGAAGTCATTGAATTTCCTGCTATTTTGCCCTCCGGCAACCCCCTGTGGCCTGAATTTTGGTCGTTGGACGAACTTACGGCCCTAAAAGAAGAACTGCCCAACACCAAGTGGATGGCGCAGTACCAGCAGAACCCGACCAGTGAAAGCAGCGCGATAGTAAAGAGAGATTGGTGGCAAATCTGGGAGTCCGAAGTGGCTCCGCATTGCGATTTTGTCCTGATGGCGTGGGATACGGCCTTCGAGAAGTCCACCCGGTCAGACTATTCGGCCCTGACCACATGGGGGGTGTTCTACCACGACAACACCCAGACCGGGAAACCCGAGGCCAACATCATCCTCCTCAACGCCTTCCGGGAGCGCATGGAGTTCCCCCAACTTAAACAGACCGCCATAGATCAGTACAAGGCGTGGAAGCCGGACAGCATCATCATTGAAAAGAAAGCCAGCGGGGCCCCGCTGATCTACGAGATGCGGGCCATGGGGATACCAGTGCAGGAGTTCACACCTAGCAAAGGTAATGATAAGATCAGCCGGTTAAACGCAGTTAGTGATTTGTTTGCTAGTGGCAGGGTGTGGTGTCCCAACACCCACTGGGCTGAAGAGGTGGTCAACGAGGTCGCGGAGTTCCCAGCCGGTGAGCACGACGACTATGTGGACAGTGTCTCTCTGGCCCTGATGCGGTTCCGCAAGGGGGGTTACGTGGGCTCCGATCTCGACGAGAAGGACGAGCCCAAGATGTTCAAGTCTAACCGGGGTAGAGGGTATTATTAGTGGTCACGCAGAAATTCATGGGGAAAGGCAAACTGGTCAACCGTCTGGCTGCGCAGGTAGGCAGTAAGGGTATGGCCGTTGCTCTCCTCAAGAAGCGTGGTGACATGGACGCCAGCGGGAAGCTTACCCCTAAAGGCGAGAAGAGAAACAAAATGACTGCTGCTGGTCGGGCCAAGGATCGTGCTGCTAAGGTTGCGGGTAAGAAGCCCGACGCCTTCGAGTATAACCCGAAGACAAACCGCGCGACGCTAAAGGACAAGTAAATGGCTATCGACAAGGCACTGAACCGGGCCCCGCTTGGGTTAAATAATAGTTTGGAAGACTCTGGGGCTGATTTAGAGATTGAGATCGAAGACCCCGAGAGCGTTAAGATCAAGACCGGGGATATGGAGATCGAGCTTGAACCCGGTGAAGAGGGCGATGATGAGTTCAATGCGAACCTTGCCGAGGAGATGGACGACAAGGCGCTAGCCTCCCTTGCTTCCGATCTAATTTCTGACTTCGACGACGACATCAGTTCCCGCAAGGACTGGATTCAGACTTACGTGGATGGTCTGGAGTTGCTGGGTCTGAAGGTTGAGGACCGCACGGAGCCGTGGCCCGGTGCGTGTGGTGTGTATCACCCCCTCCTGTCGGAGGCCCTCGTCAAGTTCCAAGCCGAGACCATGATGGAGACCTTCCCGGCGGCGGGTCCGGTGAAGACGCAGATCATCGGTAAGGAGACCCCGGAGAAGAAGGAAGCTGCGGTTCGTGTCGCTGCCGATATGAACTACCAGTTGACCGACGTGATGACGGAGTATCGCCCTGAGCATGAGCGCATGCTGTGGGGTCTGGGTCTGGCGGGTAACGCCTTCAAGAAGGTTTACTACGACCCTAACTTTGAACGTCAGGCGTCTATCTTCGTACCGGCGGAGGACGTGGTTGTCCCATATGGTGCGGCCAACATCCAGACTGCCGAGCGTGTCACGCACGTCATGCGTAAGACGCCTAATGAGCTAAAGAAGCTTATGGCGGGTGGGTTTTACCGAGATGTAGAACTTGGTGACCCCGTCGATACGTTCGACGAAGTCGAGAAGAAAATTGCGGAGAAGATGGGCTTCCGCGCCTCCTCCGATGACCGCTTCAAGCTCCTTGAGATGCACGTCGATGTGGACCTGCCGGGGCATGAAGACAAGGACGAGAAGGGTGAGAAGACAGGCATCGCACTGCCTTACGTCATCACTATCGAAAAGAACACCCAGACCGTCCTAGCCATCCGCCGCAACTGGCATCCAGAAGATGATACCCGACAGAAGCGCAATCACTTCGTACATTATTCATATATCCCGGGCTTCGGCTTCTACGCTTTCGGCCTTATCCACCTCATCGGTGCTTTTGCAAAGTCTGGCACCAGTATTATCCGGCAGCTTGTTGATGCTGGCACTCTCTCTAACCTGCCCGGTGGCTTCAAAACTAGGGGTCTGCGCGTCAAGGGCGATGACACGCCTATCGCGCCAGCGGAGTTCCGGGACGTAGACGTTTCCTCGGGCACCATCAAAGACAACATCATGACGCTCCCCTACAAGGAGCCGTCGCAGGTCCTGTACACCCTGCTGGGTACCATCGTTGAGGAAGGCCGTCGCTTCGCTGGTGCGGCTGATTTGAAGATCAGCGATATGTCTGCCAACAGCCCGGTGGGCACGACGCTGGCTATTCTGGAAAGAACCCTAAAGGTGATGTCGGCTGTGCAGGCCCGCATCCACTATGCCATGAAGCAGGAGTTCGTTCTCCTGCGCGACATCATCCGCGACTACACCCCGGAAGAGTATAACTACGAGCCGGAAGAGGGCACGCCTCGGGCCAAGAAGAGTGACTACGACCTCGTCACTGTTATACCGGTGTCCGACCCTAACGCTGCCACCATGGCGCAGAAGGTCGTGCAGTATCAGGCGGTGATGCAGTTGGCGCAGGGTGCGCCGCAGTTGTACGACCTGCCTTACCTGCACCGGCAGATGCTCGAAGTCTTGGGTATCCAGAACGCTGAGAAGCTCGTCAAGCTGGATGAAGACCTGAAGCCCGTCGATCCGGTCAGTGAGAACATGGCGATCCTGAACGGCAAGCCCGTTAAGGCGTTTATGTATCAGGACCATCAGGCTCACATCACGGTGCACATGGCGGCGATGCAGGACCCCAAGATTGCACAGATCGTCGGTCAGAACCCGCAGGCGCAGTCCATCATGGCTGCCGCCATGGCTCACATTCAGGAGCATCTGGCGTTCGAGTACCGCAAGCAGATCGAAGAGCAGGCTGGCGTGCCTTACCCGGAACCCGACGCTCCGATGGACGAGCAGACCGAGGTGCAGGTGTCTCGTCTGGCTGCCGCTGCCGCCCAGCAGTTGCTCCAGAAGAACCAAGCCGAAGCTGCGCAGCAGAAAGCCCAGCAGATGCAGCAGGACCCCCTTGTGCAGATGCAGCAGCAGGAGCTTCAGATCAAGCAGGCGGAAGTTCAGATCAAGGCACAGGAGCTTCAGTTCAAGCAGCAGGAGGCTCAGGCCAAGGCGCAGCAGACACAAGTAACGCAGCAGCATAAACTGCTGATCGACGGTGCCATCGCCAAGGACAAGCTGGAAATCGAGCGCGAGCGCATCGCCGCGCAAGAACGCATCGCCGGTATGAACGTCGGCGCAAAGGTCGCTACAGACAGGGCCAATCTCTCCGCCAAGCAGCAGGAGGCCGGTCTTCGTATGGGCGTCGATATCGCTAGGGAGCTATCGCAGGAAGGTAGGGCCAAGGCGCAAGAGGGCAAGAAGAAGGAGAGTGAATGAGTAACGACGTACTGAAGTACATCGCAGACAAGCTACAGGAAGAACGTATCCGTCTTTCTGAAGACATGTCTTTGGGCAAGGCCAAGGATTTTGGAGACTACAAGTACGCCTGCGGAATAATCCGGGGCCTACTCCTTGCGAACAACATGGTAATTGAAACCGCAGAAAGGTTGGAAAGCTCAAATGACTGAACTTCTCGTCGGCTCAAACCCCGACAATTTGGAAGACACTACCGTACTACCTGATACCCCTGAGCAGAAAGCGAAGCAGCTACCGGACCCGTCTGGGTATCGTATTCTGTGCGCCATCCCTGAGATCGACAAGAAGTTCGATAGCGGCATCCTCAAGGCCGACATCACGATCCACCACGAGGAGCTTCTGACCACGGTCCTCTTCGTTATGAAGCTGGGTCCCGATTGTTACAAAGATGTAACCCGTTTCCCCAGTGGCCCTTGGTGCAAGGAGGGCGACTTCGTCCTTGTGCGTCCGCATGCGGGTACCCGGGTGAAAATCCACGGGCGCGAGTTCAGGATCATTAACGACGACTCCGTGGAGGGTGTTGTTCAGGACCCTCGCGGTATTTCCAGAGCCTAGGAGGCACAAGTGGTTGATAACGTTAAAGAAAAAGACGATTTTGAGTTTGAGGTCGAGAAGGAAGCCCCGGCACCTGCTAAGGCAGCGAAGCCTGAGGTCGATATCGAGGTAGAGGACGACACTCCCCCGGAAGACCGGGGTAAGGCCCCCATGCCCAAGGCTCTGGTCGAGGAGCTAGAGAAGGACGACCTCGAAGAGTACTCCGAGAAGGTCAAGACCCGTCTGAAGCAGATGAAGAAGGTCTGGCACGACGAGCGCCGGGAGAAGGAGGCCGCACTGCGTGAGCAGCAGGAGGCCATCAGCCTTGCCCGTCGGATCATGGAGGAGAATAACCGGCTTAAGTCCACGCTTTCGCGGGGCGAGCAGATGCTGGTCGATACCTCCAAAAACTCAGCAGAAATGGAACTTGCGGCTGCCAAGCGTGCTTATAAGGAAGCATACGAAGCCGGGGACTCGGACAAGGTTGTTGAGGCTCAGGAGAAGCTGACCGAGGCTAACTATAAGCTCCAGCAGCTGAAAACATATAAGCCTACTTTACAAACCCCAGAACCCGAAGTAGAAATACCTCAGACGGTGCAACAGGCTCCCGTCCTCGATGCTAAGACCCGTGCGTGGCAAGAGCGCAATACGTGGTGGGGCACCGATGATGAGATGACCGCCTCAGCTTTGGGGTTGCACCAAAAGCTTATTAGGCAGCACGGCGACAAATTCGTCGGGACTGATGATTACTGGCAGGCCGTAGACGAAACTATGCGCCGCCGATTCCCCGAGTACTTCGGGGAGCAGGAACATCCGGCTGACGGGGGCGGCAGGCCCGTTACGCGCACCGAAACAAAGCCAGCCACAGTAGTTGCCCCGGCCTCTCGCAGTACGTCCTCCAAAAAGATCGTACTGAAGCAATCGCAGGTTCTTCTTGCGAAGAAACTTGGTTTAACCCCCGAGCAGTATGCCCGGGAAATGAGAAAGTTGGAGAACTAAAATGGTTGAGACTAGACTTGCACGCGAACTTGAGACCCGTACCCATTCCGAGCGTCCGAAAATGTGGCAACCGGCTTCGGCCCTGCCAGAACCGGACAAGCAGCCCGGCTTTGCGTACCGGTGGATTCGTGTTTCGAACCTGAATGTAGCCGACCCCAGCAACGTTTCTGCGAAACTGCGCGAAGGTTGGGAGCCAGTTAGGTCCGAAGAACAGCCCAAGTTCAAAATGATGGTCGATCCCAATAGTCGTTTTAAGGACAACATTGAGGTCGGCGGGTTGTTGCTCTGCAAGATGCCTGAGGAGTTCGTGGCTCAGCGTACTGATTATTACGCTAAGAAGAACCGGGACCAAATCGACTCTGTGGACAATAACTTTATGCGCGAGAATAACCCGAAGATGCCCCTCTTTAGCGAGAGAAAGTCTTCGGCTTCGTTTGGTAAAGGCAAATAAACTAGGAGCTAAAAATGGCATATCCTTCCGTTACAGCCCCGTATGGGCTGATCCCGATCAATCTGATCGGCGGGCAGGTTTTTGCTAGTGCGACTCGTCAGATTCCGATTGCTTCCAACTCCGCGACGGCCATCTATTATGGTGACGTTGTGAAGCTGGCGGACACCGGCCTTCTGGTCAAGGACACTGGCACTGACGCTGCTACTCCTGTCGGCGTTCTGCTTGGCGTGTCCTACACGGACCCGGTCTATGGCAAGACGTTCCGCCAGTACTACCCGGGCAACGTCAACGCCTCGGACATCGTTGCCTACGTGCAGGATGACCCCGATGCGCTGTTCAAGGTCGCGGTGGTTTCCACCGGTACCACGATTGGCTACGTCAATCGTACTGCTGTTGGTAACAATGCGCAGCTGGTCCAGAATAGTGGTTCTACCATCACCGGTAACTCGGGTGTGGCGATCCTTGCTACGACTGCGACTACAAATACTTATCCCATTCGCGTCATCGACGTGGTGCCGGAAACCGCTATCGCGGGCTATCCCGGTTCCTATACCGAGGTGGTCGTGAAGTGGAATGAGCCCACAACCGGTGCTGTTGGTGGTCATCAGTATCGTCAGGCCACTGGCGTCTAAGGAGAACAAGTAAATGGCTATTTCACGCGCACAACTCCTTAAGGAGCTTCTGCCCGGCCTGAACGCTCTGTTTGGTCTGGAATATGCTCGCTATGGCGAAGAGCATAAGGAAATCTTTGAGACGGAAACTTCTGAACGTTCGTTTGAAGAAGAAACCAAGCTGTCGGGCTTCTCGGCTGCTCCGGTTAAGAACGAAGGTTCCGCCATTGCGTATGACAATGCGCAGGAAGTTTTCACCGCCCGCTATAACCACGAGACGATTGCTCTTGGTTTCTCGCTGACGGAAGAGGCCATCGAGGACAACCTCTATGACTCCCTGTCTTCGCGTTACACCAAGGCTCTGGCTCGTGCCATGGCGTATACCAAGCAGACCAAGGCTGCTGCGGTTCTGAACAACGGCTTTAGCTCGTCCTATCCGGGCGGCGACGGTCAGCCTCTGTTCAGCGCCTCTCACCCGCTGGTCTCTGGTGGTACCAACTCCAACATCCCGGTCACTGCTGCCGATCTGAACGAGACTTCGCTCGAAGCCGCCGTTATTCAGATCGCTGGTTGGACGGATGAACGTGGCCTGCTGATTGCGGCGAAGCCGCGTAAGCTGGTGGTGCCGCCTAGCCTGATGTTCGTTGCGACTCGCCTGCTGGAGACGGAACTCCGTACCAGCACCGCCGATAACGACATCAACGCTCTGAAGAGCAACGGTTCGATCCCGGAAGGTTACACTGTTAACCACTTCCTGACCGACTCCGATGCTTGGTTCCTGACGACGGATGTTCCGAACGGTCTGAAGCACTTTGTCCGTACCCCGCTGGCTAACAGCATGGACGGCGACTTCGACACCGGCAACGTTCGTTACAAGGCCCGCGAGCGTTATTCGTTCGGCTGGTCCGACCCGCTGGGCATGTACGGCTCGCAGGGTGCCTAAGTAAGATTAGAGGGAAGGGGCTAAAACCCCTTCCCTTTTTTCTAATAGGCTGTATTGTGTGTTTTCTAGGGTTTTTTACCCGTACCGACTGTCCTAGCAGACGTAGTAGAGACGGTATGGGGATGTGCTACTACACGGAGAATTTCCATGGCTATTACGACTTTTCAGGGCCCCGTCCGTTCGCTGAACGGCTTCTATACGCAGGGTCCCGGCAGCATCATTAACCTGCCCGACGCTACGAATACCATTACGCTGGATGTCCCCACCTATGCTGGGCGCATTATCCGCACCAACGATGCTACGCTGGTCATCACCCTGCCGTCGCTCAATGCCACGGCGGACCCGGTTTCGGCTGGCCCCGGCAGCGACCCGAACACCCTGAACAACATGGGTGCCAGCTTTACCTTTGTGCTGGAAACCGCTGCGACCTCCTTCAAGATCATCACTGCTGCTTCGCAGTATCTGATGGGTTCGATCTCGGTTA